ACGCTGCCACGTTTCGATGGACTTCACCTCTGAAGTCTCAGTAAACCCCGAGCTGGGGTGAAGAACCCTCACTTCGATGGGGTCTCCATATTTTATGGGTCTCTTCATCGTAGGGCCTTCTGCAATCTCTTCTTGATGTCCTCGGCTTCGCTCGGCGGCCACGCCCAGCCATGAGGAGGTTTGGTCAACTTGAACTTCCGGAGAAGACCTCGGCACACCCGAGCCTCGTGCCCGAGCTCTTCGCATATCTGGGAGATAGTGACGTAGCTGCCGTCTTTGGCCTTCGCCTTCTTCCTCGCCACCTTCTCCTCGTCGCTGATCTGCTTACGAGGTGTAGCTGTGGGAGCTATGCGCTCGCGCTTGCGGGCCTCATTAGGTGTGACGTGCTCGATCTCTCCACTTCTGTCCAGGATGATACGCGACCTGCCTAGGAAACTGTTGATGTACGAGACAGCCGGAACTGTTGGCTCCCACTCAGTTTCGCGAGCTGTAGGGCTGTACTCAATAGCTCGCTCAAGATCGGTGTCGCGCTCTCCCTTGATGCGTGTACCGTTCTCCAGAAGGATGGTGTCGTCACGCAGCCACTTGTAGTCCTGGCCATCAATGATGCGTTCGAGGAAGTCCTTGGCTGCATATGCCGCATGAAAGTTGTGGAAACAGAAGCCGCCGTCGGATCGATAGCAGTAGAACCCGAAATGCGACTCGACGGGGGACAATGCGATGGGGTATGGGTAAGCTAGAGCTTTCCCCTTGGGCGTCAACTCACGATAGGTGGTCATGATGACGGGCCTCAGTGCAGAGTTCTTGAAGAATTGGATTGACGGGTCGTGGAACGCAATCGCGTATCGGTGATGTTCTCCTTTGTAGGAGAAGACACGTTCAAGCGCTCCTGCTTCTTGGAAGGCAGCGACGACAGAAATTTCCGGACTTCCGCCAGTTCCGGGTCCTCGGGGGTCCATTGCCACCTCTTGTGATAGCCGAACTTCTCGCGAAGGATACGACGCATCGCCGTCGGGTTCAAGTTAAATTCGCGAGCTAGGTGCTTGAGAACGATCATGGTTTTCGGTCCTTCATGCGGGGGTGATTGCTAGACGATGATAACAGATGTCAGCTCCGCACTTCAACCTGTGGGAGAATGCGGGGTATTGACAGACGTTGGACGGGGGAATACCACGAACCACAAGCACCCCGCGCTCGGGCGCACCGACCGGCGCACCGGCGGAGAAGACCCGATGGCCAAGAAAAGCCCTAAGCCGCGCAAAAAGGACGCAAAGCCTGAAGTCAAGCGTTTGCCGTTGCGTCGTAAGGATATCGCCGCGGAGCAAGCTCGACAGCAGCTCAAAGAGCTTCTGGCGATGAAACCCATCATTGTAAAGCTGGGAGAACGGCTCCCCTACAGCGCCAAACGACACCGCGAGCTGGTCCTAAAAACCGGAGCGAATGGTGGCAGCGAAACTGAGATGGCGCTCGCTTGCGGGCTGTCGCGTAAGGAGCTGAAACAATGGCGACGCGATCATAAGGAGTTCAATCAAGCTGTGGAGGAAGCTCTGACGCTCGCCGAGGTGTATTGGGAGCGCAGATGGGTGCAGCAGATGGACGCTATCGGGCACAACGCGAACGCCTACAAACATATGATTGGATCGCGCTTCCGTGAGACGTATGGCGAGAAGCTGCAGGTGAGCGGCGACGAGGATGCGCCGTTGACCGTCATTCGACGCGTGATCGTCGATCCCAAGAAGAGGTCTGACAATGCCTCTTGACGGCTACCTTGACCTGAAAACGCCGAGAGTGTTCGTCCCGTTGCTCGACGATACGCTCCGCTATGTCGCAGCGTATGGCGGGCGCGGTAGCGGCAAGTCCCATTTCTTCGCTGAGAAACTGATAGAGAGAAGCATACTGAGAACTGACACTCGAGCCGCCTGTGTCCGAGAGACACAGAAGTCGTTGGAACACTCGTCCAAGCAGCTTCTCGAGGACAAGATCGAGAGGATGGGTGTGGGCAGTCGTTTCAAGATCATGGATGACAAGATCGAGATACGCGAGCGCGCTCGGTCATCGAACATCGATGGGCACATTATCTTCCAAGGCATGAAGAACCACACAGCCGAGTCGATCAAGTCGCTGGAGGGGTATGACGTTTGCTGGATCGAAGAAGCGCAAATGATCAGCGAGCGCTCTCTCAAGCTCTTGCGTCCGACGTTCCGCAAGGCTGGTTCACAGATATGGTCATGTTGGAACCCAAACTTCGCCACTGACCCGATTGACAAGTTCCTGAGGGGCAAGCAGCTCCCTCCCCGCTCGAGGGTGATACGCGTCAACTACTACGACAATCCTTTCTTCCCTGAGGAGCTGAGAGAAGAGTGCGAGTTCGACAAGCGACGCGATACTGAGAACTACCGACATGTATGGCTGGGCGAGTACCAGCAGAACAGCAATGCTCGTGTCTTCAAGAACTGGAGGGTGGGTGATAGAGAGGAGTTCGTCACTGACGCTCTCACCCGCTTCTATTTCGGGGCTGACTTCGGGTTCTCCGTCGATCCAACGTGCATGGTGCGCTGTTACACGAAGGGGCGCACTCTCTACATTGACCGAGAGGTCTACAAGCTCGGACTAGAAATCGATCACATGCCACTGTTCTTCGGCGGCATGGACGATAAGATGAAGAAGCTAAACCCCGAGTCATATGCCTGGCTGAACAGTCGGGGTATTGCATGGAACGGTATCGAAGGATCGCGCAAGTGGCCGCTGATCAGCGATAGCGCACGTCCTGACGCCATATCGTATCTGCAACGTCATGGCCTTCCTCTGTGTCGAGCTGCGAAGAAGGGAGCTGGCAGCGTAGAGGACGGCATCGAGTTCTTGCGTTCGTACGACATCGTGATCCACCCTGACTGCATCCACACTATCGACGAGTTCACACTGTACTCGTTCAAGGTAGATGCCCAGACGAACGAAGTCACGCGTGTTCTTGAGGACAAAAAGAACCACGTGATCGACGCATGCCGCTATGCTGTTGAACCGCTCCGCAGAGCAAAGATGGGACTCTTCTGATGACCAACACAGTCGTTAACATCGCCTCTCGCTCTCCCGCCCAGAATGCACGTCTCAAGTTCAATGAGGCGATCAACCTTCTAAGGGGGAGACTCTCGGCCTTCCTTGGGTACTCGCACGACGGAGCTCGAGACCTCTACGCAACCTTCGGCTATCCTCGTTCGATTGCCACTGATTTCCTGTGGACGATGTATCTGCGAGGCGGTATCCCCAATCGCATCATCCGGACCTTTCCACAGGCGACATGGCGGGACTGTCCGTCGATTGGCGATGGAGAGGGCGACAGCGCTGAGACTGGCGAGAGTTACAGCGAGTTCTCACACGAGGTGGAGAGACTCTTCAAGAAACACAACGTCCTTTCGTACCTTGAACGTGTCGACCGTATGTCGAGTATTGGCCGATATGGAGTGCTCGTTATGGGCTTCAAAGGAGCGAGTAACCTGAACCAGCCACTGACAGGACAAGCTGAGCTGATCTATCTCGCTCCTTACAGTGAGATGAATACGATCATCTCTCAATGGGACACTGACACAGGTTCGCCGAGGTACGGCCTTCCGACGCTGTATACGGTCAAAGGCAGCTCGTTTATCGACGGAGGAGAGACGCGCAAGCCGACTCAGTCTTTCATCGTTCATCACTCACGCGTTCTGCACGTCGCTGAGTTCCTTGAGGAGGATGACGTCTACGGGACTCCTCGCCTGCTGCCGATCATCAACTACCTGATGGACCTCGAGAAGGTCATTGGAGGCAGCGCAGAGACGTTCTGGCTGTGCGCCAACCGCGGCATATCGCTGATGGCTGAGAAGGAAGCGTCTCTCACAGATGAGCAGACTGCCGACATCAAGAAGCAGCTCGAGGCGTTCGTCCATCAGCAACAACGATACCTCGCCGGCCAGGGCATGAAAGCTGAGGTCTTGGGGAGCGATACGCCTGATCCGGGTCCAAACGTGGATAAGCTGCTCGATCTGATCGGCGGCGCCACTCGCATCCCTAAGCGTATCCTCGTCGGCAGCGAGCGCGGTGAGCTGTCGAGCGGCCAGGACGAGAACGCATGGAACCTGGTCATCGACGAGAGGCGCAAGTCGTTCGCTGGTCCTCGTCTCTTGCAACCGTTCCTGATGAAGATGATCGAGACCGGCAACCTGCCTGAGCCTAAACCTAAGGAGAAGCCGAGAAACACTAGCGGAGAGAAGAGAGAACCGATCACTCTCTACAAGCCTCCTGCTCCCACTCCTCCAAGCTTCGGCAACAAGAGGAAGATGATCGTCGTCAACGTCAAGGATAAGACTGAGGACGGCAAGGAAGTGGAGTTCGACATCACATGGCCTGAGACAGCGACCATCGGCCCCGTGGAGGAGTCGACAGTCATGGCAAACAAGACCGCAGCTCTCACGAACTACGCCAAGTCTCCTGGCGTGGAATTGATCGTCCCTGTTCCCGAGTTCCGACGCGACTTCCTCGGCATGTCGCCCGAGAGCGAATACGAGCTGCCGGAGCTCGAGGAGCCCCTGCCAGAGGAGGAGCTGGACGAGGAGGGTAATCCCGTGGTGCCGTCTGAGGGTACATCCCCTGAGGAACCTGTAGCGAATGCGAGCATTCCTAGAACACTGTACGTCAGACGAGATGTCCTCAACGCTTCGCAGATCTACCTGTGGATGAAGAAGCAGGGTATCGGTGACGCGCTCAAGGACTTGCACGTGACCGTGTGCTACTCACGCGCCAAGATCGACTGGATGAACGTGACGCCAGATTGGATGATGTCGAGCGATCCTGACGAGACTGAACAGCGCCTGATGATCCCGCCTGGCGGCGCTCGTGTCGTCGAGCTAATGGGAGATAATGGCGACAAGGTTCTGGCGCTCAAATTCCAGAATTCCACTCTGCAGTGGAGACACGAAGAGTTCAGGCGTTCTGGAGCTTCACACGACTGGGGCGATTACCAGCCGCACATATCGCTGGCCAAGGTCGCTGATAACTTTGATCCGAGCGACATCGAGCCATATCAGGGCGCCATTGCCCTGAGCCATGAGATCTTCGAGGAGTTGGAGGAATGACCGGAGTCAAGGCTACACGCGTCGATGATATCGACGAGGCCAACACGCCTGGAGCATTCGAGTTCTTCGAGGGAACGAAGGGCGATGGCGTGATCCACGGCCTTGTGTATCTCTGCCCATGTGGCTGTGGTCACACGGGAGTACTCGACTTCAGGCTTCCCAGCGCCTCACGCCCATCATGGGAGTGGGACGGAAATCTGGAAGCGCCAACGCTGACGCCTAGCGTAAATCACGTTGGGCATTGGCACGGATATCTTCGCAACGGAGTATGGGAGCGCTGTTGATGAACGTCCACGCTCATTCCCACTTTACGCACGCGCGCACTGATCCGACGAAGACGACAGTTCTCCGCCGTCGTTTCGAGCGTGATCTGGTGCGGCGCTTCCGAACGATCATAGAGCTGGTGAAGGAGGGTGTTGTCGAGCGCGACGCTCTCAAGCTCAACCAGCCTATGCCCGTGTTCGACTTTCCTACTTCCACACGGAAAGTCGCTGCATTCATGCAGTGGTTACGTCGCGCGCAGAACCAACACATCCTGGAGATATTCGAGGGTACGCCGCTCGAGAGCGCAGCACAGCGCGCGTGGACTACGACTTACCTCCGAGCTGCATACGCTAAGGGCACACAGCAAGCGGGCGCCAATGTTCAAGCTCAAGGTGTGGATATGAGCCAACCTTACATCGACGCGGCGTTCTCTCGACCTATCCATGCCGACGCTGCAGGCTTGATCTACACACGAGTATTCTCAGATCTGAAGGGCATCACTGAAGCGATGGACACGAAGATCTCTCGTGCCTTGTCTCAGGCGATGATCGAGGGCAAGGGCATGGAGGCGACAGCTCGCGCAATCGTCGCTGAAGTGGATGGCATCGGCATCACGCGCGCTCGTGTGCTCGCTCGTACTGAGACGATCAGGGCGCACGCAACAGCCACTCTCAACATGTATACGGAAATAGGGGCTGAAGGCGTGACTCTTCTGTCTGAGTTCAGCACAGCAGGGGACGATGCGGTGTGTCCTCGATGTGAGGCGTTGGAAGGGGAGGAGTTCACGCTCGAGAATGCCCAAGGGGTAATCCCCGTACATCCGAATTGCCGTTGCGCATGGCTTCCAGTGATCCGTAACCCGAAAGGGTTGAGCTTCCGATAGGAGAGATAGTGATGGTCGACCTGTGGGGATTTATCCTGCACCTAGTGATCGCAATCAGCGCAGCCTATATCTTGACGGAGATGTTCCATGACCCAATGGCCTAAGCAGTGCGACGTGCCCGACTTCTTCGGCGACATCGGAGCGAACCTCGTTCGCATGGAGCTGCCATACCCCATGCGTCTTGCATGGAAGAAAGATGTCGTCGTGCGCTCGACGATGGTGCATGAGAAGGTGGCGGACAGTGCGCACCGCGTCTTGAGCGCGACGAAGGACTTCTACGGGGATCGTATCCCGGAGCTCGGGCTCGACCTGTTCGGCGGGTGCTACAATCCACGCAAGATGACGAACGGCAATGCATGGTCGATGCACGCATGGGGTATCGCGTTCGACTTCGATCCCGAGCGTAACCTGTACAAATATGGACGTGATCGGGCAACGCTCGCGCGGCCTGAGTATCACGTCTGGTGGAAGTTGTGGGAAGACGAAGGCTGGGTGTCGCTCGGTCGCGCTCGCAACTTCGACTGGATGCACGTCCAGGCAGCTCGCCTCTAAGAAAAGACCCGGCAGGGGGTACGGGCAACCTGCCGGGTCTTCAGGCGACGTGCACTGTGGAGATGCGAGTAACCGCAGAGCCGTATCGCCTCGAAACTGAAGCTAACCTGATCCATAAACCAGGATCAATAGGAAAAATGCAATGGTCAACAAGATCGTCAAAGCGTGCAGGAGCGCATGGGTGGAGCGCTCATTCAAGCGAGAGATGGCAGCACTCGCTCTTGTCTTCTATTGCGTGACTCTACACCGCCACCTGTCCGTGACTGACCCCGCTCTAGTCACAGCTCAGTCTGGTTCTATCCAGACTCTGACGATGTTCCTCCTGCCGATCATCGCAGCGGCGTATGGTGTGGACGCGTGGTTCAAGCAAGGACCTAAGACATGATCGCAGCCTTCTTCCTCAAATGGCGGCTGGTGCTCATTGCAACTGCCTCTGCTTTCGCCCTAGGAAGCGCTACGGGCGCCTTCGTCACTTGGCGCGTAGTCGACACGCTTCGCGACGCTAGAGCCCTCAGCGACGCTCGCACCGAGCTTCGGCGATATCAGAAGATGGTGGGTATCGCCGCGGAGATTGACGATGACACCATCAAATGGGAGATATCCAATGACGACATTGTGCAAGCTATCATTCGCAAATCGGCTCAGCTATCGCCTCCTGCTGAGCCTTCTCAGTGCGTCAGTGCTGACAGCATGCAACAGCTCGGGGAGCTTAAACTCTTCACTCCCGGACCTGCCGGCAAGCGTCAGGAACGCCGGAAGGATCATCGACTGGCCCTCCGCGGAGAAGCCGAAACCACGGCGTTGATTGCACGTTTGCGACAGAGCGAAGTGAGGAACGCCCAGGCAGTCAATGACTGCAAGCGTTTCTACCATCAATTGCGTAGGACTCTGTCTGGAGAATGACAATTGACGGGTCGGCGAATAGTGGCATATGGCGAGAACATGTGCCAGGACAACTGCCATTGCGCTATTCGCCGCTTTGTTGCCCATCTCAAGGCGGGGCAGGCGAAGCGTGGGGAGCTTGACGGTCGAGAGTATCTGATCGTCCCTGTGGTCATGGCCCGATCAGATGTGGTCATGAATGGCGGTCTGATCCCGCTCGAGGAATTCCATCCGGCATCGTGGAACGGACGTCCCGTTGTCATCAATCATCCGGAAGGTCCGAGAGGAGGGTTCATTGAAGCTGGCAGGCCAGACGTTCACGAGCAGTCCACAATTGGACAGATTTTCAATACTCGAGTGGACGGCAATGCGCTTAAGGCAGAGGCTTGGATCGACATCGACAAAGCGGACCGCGTTGTTCCAGGTCTGGTCGAAGGGCTCGATAGTGGGGGTCTTGAGCTTAACGTCTCAACGGGCTATTTCGCTGACGCCGAGCCGAAAGAGGGCAAGGAAGGCGGGAAGCGATACAAGGAGCTCCATCGCAACTTGAAGCCCGATCATCTGGCATTCCTCCCGAATGACCTCGGCGCATGCTCGTGGGAAGACGGGTGTGGTGTTCGGTTCAACAAGGAGACAGCAATGAAATTTGGAGAGGCGCTGAAAGGCGTCTTCAACGGCGATCAGATCAAAGCTCTGCTCGCCGTGATCAATGACGCCATCAAGGATGGTGTCAAGATGGTGATGAATGCTCGAGGCGATGACGACGACGTGCGCCAGATGCGCGCTGATCTAATCAGCGATGATCGGTCGCCGTTCACGCCCGACGACGAGATGGCTCTGCAGTACATGAGCGCCAAGGCGCTGAAGTCTCTGCAGAGTCAGTACCTGCCCAAGAAGGGCAAACGCAACGCCTCGGCGAACGAGGAAGACGAACCGAAGGAGAAGGACGTGGACGAGACGAAAGTCAAGTCTATGATCGACTCGGCCTTGAGCCCCCTCACCGAGGCGATCACCAAGCTGACCACGAACCTCGCGGACGCGGTCAAGGCCAACGCACTGTCCGCAGAGGACAAGGCGGCTCTGGCCATCGCCAACAAGACTGCGGCCGATCACCGCACGTCTCTGGAGGACAAGATCGTGGCCAACTCGGCGATGACCAAGGAGCAGTTGAAGGACTTGCCCCTTGCCACCGTCGAGATGATCGCGAATGGCCTCAAGACTCCGGCTGTCGCCAACTTCGCAGCTCGTCCGGCTCCGCGCAACAACGCGGATCAGGATGATGCCGCGGTGAAGGCGATGTCCGAGAACGTCGGCGCCGTGGCGTTCCTGAACGCCCGCAAGCAGAAGGCAGCGTGACATGGCAAGCAACACCGATCCCAAGACGATCCTCCTGAAGGGTGATCCCGCCTGCCACGAGGCCGCTGCGGCAGCGGCGATCACTCCCGGCCAGCTCCTCGAGCTGACCAACACCGGCGCTGTGCAGCCGCAGGCTACGCAGGTCGCCACCTTCCCGCGTCCCCTCTACATCGCTCGCGAGGAGGACTACACGGGCGGCAGCATCGACACGGCCTACGCCATCGGAGACCGTGTGCCCTACTACCAGCTCAAGCCCGGTGACGAGTTCTGGGGCTTTCTGGAGGACGAACACGCCGCCGTCGCTATCGGCGCCCTGATGGAGACGGGGGCCGCTGGGACGTTCCAGGCCGCCACCACCGGAGCTCCTCAGGTCCAGGCTCTCGAGGCCAAGTCTGGTGTGGGCGGTCCCGCTGTGGGCACTCGCATTCGTCTCCGCGCCATCTGAAGAAGGAGGTTTCTCGGTGTTTCTCAACGCATCTATCGGCAACCCCGCCGTAGTCTTCGGTGGGGCCCAGTTCATGAGCGTTCCGCACATGCGGCCGTTCATCGACTCCGATGGCGCCAGCAAAGTCGTCGTGAACGGCGAGAAGCTGTACGCCAACGCTCCCGCGCTTCTGCAGTACGACGAATGGAAGGACATCGACCGTCGAGTGATCGAGGTCTTTACCGACCGTCTCGTTGGCATCGCAGACCTGATCGGCGCAGGCCTCACCCACCCTCTCGGTGGTCTCGGCGTGACCATCGCGCAGTGGGAGCTGGTGTCCGACATGAGCCCCGCGGGTCTCGATATGTCAGGCGTCACTCCAGGTGAGGAGGACACTCCCGCATTTGATCTGGCCGGCACGCCGGTTCCGATCATCCACAAGGACTTCCGCATCAACATCCGTCGCCTGCTCGCTTCCCGCAGGATGGGCGAAGGTGTGGATGTCATCTCGTCCGACCTCGCTGCCCGTGTTGTCGCCGAGAAGTGCGAGGACATTCTGTTCCACGGCGCAACGCTGCAGGTGGATGGGATGTCTCTGGTTGGCTACACGACTTTCCCGAACCGCAACACCGTCGGTCCGTTCGAGTCGTGGAATTCCACTGCTGCCCTGGTTCCGGGCTCGCAGATCTTGAGCAACGTCCAGGCTATGCTTGATGCAGCTCGCGCCGACAACGTGTTTGGGCCGTTCGTCCTCTACATCCCGAAGAAGTACGAAGGTCGGATGGACGACGACTACAACCCCGGCACGTCCGACACGCGTACGATCCGCCAGCGTATCCTGCAGCTCCCGGCGATCCAGCGCATCCAGGTTGCCGACCGTCTCGCTCCGGCCTCCAACCAGCACGCGGTTCTCCTTGTGCCTCTGCGTCGCGAGACCGTGGACCTGGCCATCGGCCAGGACTTGACGACTGTCTCGTGGCAGATGTACGGCGGCATGCAGGAGCGGTACAAGGTTATGACCGCTCAGGCGCCTCGCATCAAGAGCGACTTCGATGGTCGCTGCGGCATCGTGCACGCTGACACGAGCACCACGCCGGCGTAAGCGCTGACGACCAGCGCTTTGAGTAAGTTGGAGTCTTGATCCATCAGGGCTCGTCCGATGTGCGGGCGGGCCCTTTGTCCAACAGGAGACACGAAATGACGAACGTTCAGGCCTACCAGATCACGAAGAGGGGGCCCAAGCACTTCCGCTACGAGGACCAGCATGGCCGACCGGTCACCAAGACCGTCCACAAGCCCGAGCGTCGCAAGACCGTCGGTGGCGTCATGCACGTTGAAGAAGGCGAGTACTTCGCTCCTATCCCCGGCGTCACTTTGGTCGGCTACGGCATCGGTGACGGTCTCAGGGACCAGATCAAGTGCACGCCCGATCAAGCGGCTTTCCTGAAGCACATGGGTCTGGTGCCTGTGGTCAGCGGCAAGACCGAGGCTCCGAAACCCCCCGAGGGCGGTACGGTGACAGACCCCACCTCGGTCGACCTCGCTCGTGTGGAGGTTCCCAAGGACTGGCACACGATGTCGGCCAAGGATCGCAAGGAGCTGGCAGCTCGCATCATGGGAGACCCCGACGCTGCCGAGTCCATGCGGGCCAAGGAGGCCGACGAGATCATTCAAGAATACCTCCAGGAGTAGGGGCCTTCCGTGGCGCATCTCACTAAGCCTACGCCCTCAGAGGTCAGGACGATCATCACGACATCCCTCGATGATGCCTCCATCCAGGTATTCATCGACGATGCCGAACTGATCGGACACGGATGTCCGGTACTCGACACCTACCCGACATCGCATCAGAAGGCAATCGTGCGTTGGCTCACGGCCCACCTGATCGCGAGCGTGGCTAAGGGGGGTGTCGCCGGTCAGATCACATCGAAGTCGCTCGGGGATGCAAGCGAGAGCTATGCGGCTGGTCAGCTCGGGAGCGACCTCGCTTCCACAAGCTACGGCAAGCAGGCAATTGCGCTCGATCCGAGCGGCTGCCTCGAGCGCGTAGGTAAGATGCGCGCATTCGTCATGAACGTTGGTCCTGACTACGGGGGCAAGAAGTGACTCCTTTTGCCCGATACATGGAACAGACCGCGACCTATTGGGCGGCAGAGGATAACGATGGCTTTGGCGGAAAGACCTACTCCGCTCCCGTCGTCATCCTCTGCCGTTGGCAGAACGTCTCACAGTTGTTCCGCAGTGTAGAGGGCCAAGAAGTCGTCAGTGAAGCTGTGGTCTATCCTGATCGGGAGCTGTCGATATCCGGTAAGCTTGTGCTCGGGGAGGACTTGAGCGCTATTCCTCCGAACGAAGCCAAGGAGATAAGACAAGTTTCGTCATCGCCTGATCTATCGGAAACCGAAGTCCTCCACAAGGTGTTCCTGTGAAAGTCAAGACTGAAATCAAAGGTCTGGCGGAGGCAACAAAGGGCCTCAATAACGTCATAGGTCAGTACCCGAGAGTCACCTTGGCCGGTCTGCTCGAGATAGGTCTGACGATACAGAGAGACAGCCAGCAACACGTTCCTGTCCAATTCGGCAAGCTCAAGGCTAGCGCATATACGCGTAAGGCTCTCGACAACCCGAACGCTGTGGAGATTGGATACACGGCGAAGTATGCGGCGGCTGTCCACGAAAACGTCGAGATGAAGTGGAGGGGCAAGCCTCGTCGCAAGCCTAAGAGAACTGTCTATTGGGGCCCACAAGGTGAGGCCAAGTTCTTAGAGAATGCAATGCGTCGAGCCGAGCGTGGTCTACTCAGGGACCTAGCCTCTAGAGCCAAGAAGAATGTGAGGAAGAAATGAGCTCTCCCGCATACGAGCTGGCTCTCAGGCTTGAGGCACTTGGCGTCGGGGTGTTCGGCACATCGATCCATGTGGGCACAGAGCCTGAGGCGCCGGATGAGTGTGTCACGTTGTACGACACTGGCGGCCTTGAGCCTGACACTGATGAGATGGATATTCGACGTCCGACGATCATGGTCAAGGTGCGCTCTCTCTCGTACCTGACAGCGTACCAGCGCCAGGAGCAGATCAAGGCTCTCTTCTTCGCTACGCCATTTCTCACAGCCACGTCGCGCTTCTCGGCTGTGATCCTCGCGTCTGACTTCATCTCTGTGGGCCAGGACGATAACAAGCGTCACGCGTTCACCGCCAACTATCGATGCATGAGGACTGCACTATGAGCGCGAGAACTGCGAAGGGTGGAGTTCACTTGACTCCAGAGCAGGTTCGGAAGATCGTCATGGAGGTTCTCGACGCTCGCAAAGCGGAGCTGGATGAACTTGTCTCTCGAGCTGCGAAGAGCGCAGTGAGGGAGACTCTGACAGCGATAGGTGTGGACACTGGAAATCCGATTGAGGCGCAAGCGACGTTCGCCGCTCTCCGGGGAGTTGCCAGGACGTTCGGCGATCCTGAGTTTCAGGCGGACCTCAACCATCTCAGGGGGTGGCGTAGAGCTATGTCGGGTCTCCGACAGCACGCTTTGACCTTCATCTTGGGAACTCTGTTGACTGCTACCATAGCGTGGATGGTGGCGGGCTTCCAGGTATCCATCACGCGATAGAGGAGAACACAGGTGGCCGAAGATCTTGGTCGCGCAATCGCCTTTACCTGGAACGGGGTTGCAATCCCCGGAGTCAGGTCCAAGGCAATCAAGCGCAACGGAGCGGCAGTCGACGTAACGTCCGACGAGAACCAGGGCGTTCGGAAACTGCTCGAGAACAAGTCAGCTCAGGACAACATCGATCTCTCCATCTCGGGGATCACGAAGGTCCGGACGCTGATGCAGGATTGGCACGCCGGCACGCGTACGAGAGCTGTCGTGATCACGTTTCCGGACGGCTCGACGCTCTCCGGCAACTTCTTCCTGCAGGACTACACCGACACTGGTCCCTATAACGAAGCGATCACCTTCGAGGCGGAGCTTCTGAGCGACGGCGCCATTGTCTTTACTCCGGGAGCTTAATCCATGGCAGACATCGTTATCACTCCAGCGAACGTGGTCAGGGATGCCTCAGCACAGCAGCCAAAGCACGGCATCCTTGGTGCGACGGTCACAGCCGGCCAGAGCGTCGTCCAGGACCCGATTACCAAGCTGTACGTGCTCTCCGACAGCAACAGCGCCACGGCAGCCCTGCGCAAGGTTGATGGTATTGCTCTCAACGGCGGTGCGATCAACCAGCCTGTGGCTATCCATGAGAAGGGGAAGATCACTATCGGCGGCACCGTTGTGCAGGGTACGATCTACGTCCAGAGCGATACGCCTGGAGGTATCGCTCCTGCTGCAGACCTCTCGGCGGGCGAGGAAGTCACGATCATCGGGGTAGCCAACTCGGCTACTCAGATCGACGTGAGTCTCAACAAGAGCGGCGTAGTCGTATGAGCTCTCTCTTCCAAGAGGTCAAACTGGTGTGGGACGGCAACACTGTTGTCGTCCCCGCGGACCGTGTGCTTCCCGCCATCGCATGTG